AAAACAGAACTAGCTAAACTAGATAATAAGTTAGTTAACTATGTTTCAAAATCAGGTGGTTATAAAATAGCTACATTAAGTGATAATACAAAATATGGAAAAACTTTTCAGAGTTTAAAATCTTTAGATATGTTTGATGAGTTCGAAGGTATGTCAGAAAAAGAAATGAACAACTTTATTAAGAAATATAAAAATATGAAAGTAAATAAAAATACTACTAAAACAGATTTTAATAATATACTTAAAGCAAAAATCGCTGCAGAAAATATTAAAAACGCGAAAAAAAATGCCGCTAGGGGTGGAGGTGGAACTCAAATGTTTGATGCATTTAAACCATCTGGATTAAGTCCTTTCAGAAAATTAAAAATGCTTTCTAGTGGAGGACCTGTAAAATATGGTAAATATGCAAAACAAATCATATCATCGTAAAACTTCAGGACCACCACCAAAGTCAGGGCCACAGAGTCAGGGCTTGAATATTTTATATAATACTGTTAAAGTGGTAGAACATACGGAGAAAAATAATGGCAGACATAGACAAGGCTCTTCCAAACGAGCCAAGAAAAGAATTTAACGTACCAGGCGAAGAAGAAATTCAAGAGCAGGTAATTGAAGAAGTATCAGAGCAACAAGATGCTCCTGGTCCTGTTGAAATTGAAGAGAACGAAGATGGATCAGTTGATATTAATTTAGATCCACAAGCTGCATCCCCTGAAGGTGGTGATGAGCATTATGCAAACTTAGCAGACTTTTTACCTGATGATGTTTTAGGTTCATTAGCATCAGACTTAAATCAAAAATACATGGACTACTCAATGTCCAGAAAAGATTGGGAAAGAACTTACACTCAAGGTTTAGATTTATTAGGTTTCAAATACGATAATAGAACAGAACCATTTCAAGGTGCATCAGGTGCAACACATCCTGTTCTTGCAGAAGCTGTAACACAGTTTCAAGCTTTAGCTTATAAAGAATTACTTCCAGCAGATGGACCGGTTAGAACTCAGATACTTGGAATACCAACTCCAGAAAAAACAGATCAAGCAACACGTGTTAAAGATTTTATGAACTATCAAATCATGGAACAAATGAAAGAGTATGAACCTGAATTTGATTCTATGTTATTTCATCTTCCATTATCTGGATCAACTTTTAAAAAAGTTTATTATGATGAAGTAGAAGGTAGAGCGGTATCAAAGTTTGTACCGGCTGATGACTTAGTGGTTCCGTATACGGCTACCTCATTAGACGATGCGGAAGCAGTCATCCATAAAGTAAAAATTTCTGAAAACGAATTAAGAAAACAACAGATTGCAGGTTTCTATAGAGACATTGATTTATCTGCACCACAAGATAAAGAAACTGATGTTGAGAAAAAAGAAAGAGAATTAGAAGGAGTATCTAAAACTAAGAATGATGATTTATATACTCTTCTAGAATGTCACGTGAATTTAGACATCGAAGGTTTTGAAGATGTTAATCCAGAGACTGGTGAGCCGTCAGGAATTAAACTTCCATACATTGTAACACTTGAAGAAGGTTCAAGAGAAATTTTATCGATCAAAAGAAACTATGAAGTAGGAGATCCAAATAAAAATAAAGTTCAATATTTTGTTCATTTCAAATTTTTACCGGGTTTAGGTTTTTATGGTTTCGGTTTAATCCACATGATTGGTGGACTGTCTAGAACAGCGACCGCAGCTTTAAGACAGCTCTTAGATGCGGGAACGTTATCTAATCTGCCAGCTGGATTTAAAATGAGAGGAATAAGAATTAGAGATGATGCACAATCAATTCAACCAGGTGAATTTAGAGATGTAGATGCACCAGGTGGTAATTTAAGAGATTCATTTATGATGCTTCCATTTAAAGAACCTTCTCAAACATTATTAAGTTTGATGGGTGTAGTGGTTTCAGCAGGTCAAAGATTTGCATCGATTGCAGATTTACAAGTAGGTGATGGTAATCAACAAGCTGCAGTTGGAACGACAGTTGCATTATTAGAACGTGGATCAAGAACTATGTCTGCGATTCATAAAAGAATTTACTCGGCTTTAAAGAATGAATTCAAACTTATGGCTAGAGTATTCAAGTTATATCTACCTCAAGAATATCCGTATGATGTAGTTGGGGGTCAAAGAATGATTAAACAAACAGACTTTGATGATCGTGTAGATATATTGCCAGTTGCTGACCCTAACATTTTTTCCCAAACACAGCGTATTTCACTCGCGCAAACGGAACTCCAACTGGCATCTTCAAATCCACAGATGCACAATTTGTATCAAGCATATAGAAATATGTATGAAGCTTTAGGTGTTAAAAATATTGATAGTGTTTTAATTAAACCAATGCAACCAATGCCAAAAGATCCGGCGTTAGAACACATTGATGCATTAGCTAGTAAACAGTTTCAAGCATTTCCAGGTCAAGATCATAGAGCACATATTACATCTCATTTAAATTTCATGGCAACTAACATTGCAAGAAATAATCCAATGGTGATGGCAAGTTTAGAAAAAAATATTTTTGAACATATTTCTTTAATGGCTCAAGAACAAGTTGAAATAGAGTTTAGAGATGAACTAATTCAAATACAACAAATGCAAGCAGCTATGCAACAGAATCCAATGATGGCTCAACAGATGCAAATACAATTAAAAATGCTAACAGAAAAAATTGAAGGTAGAAAAGCTGTATTGATTGCTGAAATGATGGAAGAATTTATGAATGAAGAGAAGAAAATTACTTCACAATTTGATAATGATCCAATTGCAAAACTAAGATCAAGAGAATTAGACCTTAGAGCAATGGAAAACGATAGAAAAGAACGTGAAGGTAAAGAGAGAATGGACCTTGATAAGATGAAAGCGATGATGAATCAATCAAATCAAGATGAAAAACTAGATCAAAACGAAGAATTGGCAAAATTAAGAGCTGATACATCAATTGAAAAAACAATTTTATCAAAAACTATTCCAAATGTTGATTCAATGATGAAAAATTCTGCTCCAACAATGCCAAAAGTAAAAATATTTAGAGGTGGAAATGAATAAAGCACAGAAAAAAATAAAAAAAGTGATGAAGGAGTTCAAAAAAGGTAAATTACCTATTGGACAATCAAAGAAAAAAGTAAAATCTAGAAAACAAGCAATTGCAATCGCACTTTCTGAAGCAGGAAAATCAAAAAGGAAGTCATAATGTGGTTTAGTGCAATAAATTTAGCAGTAAAAGCTGGTTCACATATTTTTAAGAAGCGTCAAGAGACAAAAATGCTTATGGCGGACGCTCAAATGGAACATGCAAGAAAAATGGCCCGAGGTGAGGAAGCTTATCAAGGAAAATTGCTAGAAGCAAGGCAATCGGACTGGAAGGACGAGGCGGTCCTTATAATTTTGTCGACCCCCGTGTTAATTTTGGCGTGGGCAGTGGTATCGGATGACCCGACAGCGATGGACAAAGTAAAATTGTTCTTCGAAATGTTCTCACAGCTTCCCAGCTGGTTCACTAATTTATGGATCCTTGTCGTGGCGAGCATTTATGGTATAAAGGGAACTCAAATATTTAGAAACGGAGGAAAAAAATGAAAAAACCTATAAGTAAAAAAGAAAATCCAGGTTTAGCTAAATTGGCTAAAAAGAAACCTGAACTTGCTGAAAAATTTGGTTATGATGCAAATAGAATTACTGCAGCTAATGGTGGATCTATGAATCATGAACAATTAACTGGTTGGGGAAATGTTAGACCTGATGTTAAAAAATTCGGTAAAAAATAATGCAGAAACAAAAGATGGATAAAAAGAAGTTAATGCAACTTCTACAAAATAAGAAAAAGAAAAAACAAGTTACGAAAAGAAAACCTTCAGCAAGAATGAAGGCTATGGGAATTGCATAATGGCAAAACTTTGTGCTAAAGGAAAAGCAGCTGCAAAAAGAAAATTTAAGGTTTATCCATCTGCATATGCAAATATGTATGGATCAGCAGTTTGTTCTGGTAAAATAAAACCAGGCGGTAAAAAGAAAAAAGCTAAAAAGAGAAAATAATGGCCGAAGGAGGACTAAGAAAATGGGTAGCAGAGAAATGGGTGGACATTGGAGCACCAAAGAAGAATGGGAAGTATCAGCCATGCGGGCGCTCAAAAGGTTCGAAGAGAAAGTATCCAAAGTGCGTACCACTTGCAAAAGCCACACAGATGACAAAGTCTCAAAAGGCGAGTGCTGTCAAAAGAAAAAGAGCAGCAGGTAATACAGGTCCTAAACCAACTAACGTTAAAACATTTACAAAAAGAACTAAAGCAGCAAATGGATATGCTGGAAGTTTTATTAAATTAGATGTAGATGGTAAAAGAATTGGAAATCCAACTTTAAAAAAATATTATAGAGGAATGATATAATGGCATCACCAGCATGGCAAAGAAAAGAAGGTAAATCCAAAACAGGTGGATTAAATAAAAAAGGCGTTGCATCTTATAGAAGAGCTAATCCTGGATCAAAATTAAAAACAGCAGTAACAACTAAACCATCAAAATTAAAACCAGGATCCAAAGCTGCAAAGAGACGTAAGTCATTTTGTGCTAGAATGTCTGGAATGAAGAAAAGACTTACTTCTGCTAAGACCGCAAGAGATCCAAATTCAAGAATTAATAAATCACTTAGAAAGTGGAATTGCTAATGATTAAAAATTTTAAAGACATAGTTATATTATTAATTACAACAGGTGTTCTAATTTTATTAGGTATCATTATTATTGGTGATTATTGGGTAGCTGTTCAAGAAGATAGACCAATAGATGACAGCATAATCGTACTTATGAAAATGTCAGTTACAGGATTGATTGGAGTTATTGGTGGTTATATTGGTGGTAGTAAATGATAGATAAATTCATGTACACATTATTTGGTGCTATTGACAATTTATTTGATAATATTATACCTAATCAATATGAGAGACTCAAAAACAATAGAATCTTTTCTTCAAAAAAAAGAAAAAGAAAATAAAGAAAAAGACTTATTTCGAAACCTTAAAAAAGAGGTAGATGCAGGTGCGAACGGCACTCAGAAATATGTT